CGCCCAGGCGATTTCACCCATGCAGGAGAGCGAGCGTCTGTGGCTGCCAGACCCGACGATTCAGGGCAACTTGTGGGTTTCGGAGTTTGTTGATAATTGCTGCACGTTCCCGAATTCATTCTTTAAGGATGAAATTGACACCATGAGCCAGGCCATCGCGTATATCATGACAATGGCCATGACCGGCCAGGTGATGTCGTTCGAGAAACGGAAAACCAGTAAACTACTGGAGGGATATCGCCGGTTGATGTGAGTATTAATCAGTTGACAAATACTCATCATTTCTGTAAAATTTGACCCGCGCCAACAAAGGGTTTCAAGGCCCGGAAAAGAAGGGGTTAAATACGCACTATGAAGGCTGTGATAGATATCAATGGAAACATCCGCGAGTTAGAGGTTAGTGACGATATGCAATTTATCGACATACCAATAGTAAACCCGCCACGTTGCACCCCTTCCAATTCATCAGTCCCACGTAAACAAGAAGCGTTTAATATAGTAAGGGTTTATAAAGTGAAGGATAATTTTTTCAGTAATAACAGAGTAAATCAATATCCGGTCTTCGCTTTATGGCCATATCCTCGTTACAACATTTATGTAGATTATCCAGAATTGAGCAATAGAAAAGTATTTTTCATTAGGACAAATACGATCTTCAGCAAATGGATGGTGTTTCTAATGGGTATTATATCATAGCACATGATTCCTTGGATAAAATCAACATGTCCACCATCTACGAATTTAAGGAAAGAGTCCGATTGATGAATCTCAAGCCATATTCCAAGGAAAAGTATTAATAATGATCAAAATCGCCATCTACGCCCGTGTATCCACGGACAAACAGAGTGTCGATATGCAGCTCCATGAACTGAGGAACTTCGTCCAGAGGTCCGGTTGGTCGGTTTACGCAGAATTCGTTGACCAGGGCATGACCGGCGGGAATCTAAATCGGCCGGCATTCAAGAATATGATGGAAGATGCCCGGCGCCGGAAGTTCGATATCCTGCTGGTGTGGAAACTGGACCGCCTCGGCCGGTCACTCAAGGATCTGGTCAACACTCTCGACACCCTGGGCCACTATAACGTCGGGTTTATGTCATATAGTGACAAAAACCTCGACACGACCACTCCGTCCGGAAAACTTCTCTTTCAGATTATGGCCTCCGTCGCCGAGTTCGAGAAAGACATTATTCGCGAGCGTGTTGTCGCCGGGCTCGCCGAAGCAAAACGCAAGGGAAAACGTCTCGGTCGCGCGCCTGTGGAAACAGATATCGTCGAGCAAGGTCTGCGGTTACGTGCCGCCGGCGTGTCATATAGAAAAATAGGAAAGGAACTTGGCATCAGTGAAGGTGTCGTCCGCCACAGATTGAACCCGCCTGTTAAACCTCAGTAACACCCCCATCGTTAATAAATAATTTGACAATTCGTGTTTTCTCCGACAGCCCGAAATTAGGTGATCTGATGCATATTCTTTTGTCTGAAAGGCATTTCAAATGACCACGCCAATTTTTCAATCACTTAACAATTTAATACAGGAGAATGAACATGGAAATTCAAGGATTAACCATACTAGCCCGAACGCTTACGAAGCAAATTCAAAATACGGTGATCCGTTATTTGTCTCCGCCACAGACTACCACCTCCGCTCCGGCAGCCCCGCAATCCAGATGACAAAATGCGTAGATTCAGTATGGAACGGAGTGGCAAACGTGACGGACTTTGACGGTCGCAGAATCACAGATGCGGCTGGTGTATGCGTTGTTTCATGGGTTCCGGCGGGGGCGTACTACAGGCTGAGCAAACCGTTTTTCTAGGAGGACAAGATGACGAATCCTTATACCGGTCCACTGGGATTCCAAAATAGATTGTCACACGACGAGATCGGCGAAAAAGACGGGCGTGTTGTCATCCGGTTAACGAAAGCATTGATCTATATTGACAAGAAAGGAAGGCGACATGAAATACCGGCTGGCTTTGAGTGCGATATGTCTTCTGTTCCGCGCCTACCTGTCATCTTTTTCTTATGGGGTGACAAAGCGCATCGAGAAGGCGTCCTCCATGATTACCACTACCGCAAGGATTCTGCGTTCAACCTTTCAAGGGAAGAATCTGATGAGTTGTTTGCGGAAGCAATTAAAAGCAATTCTCCGTCCCACCCGGCAGGATCGTGCCTGATCAGTGGTCCAATGTGGTCCGGTGTGCGCCTGGGTGGATGGACGGCATTCCATGTGATGTCCGTCAACGATCATTACAAATTAGATATCGAATACAAAGACGCCGAACAGGAGGTATGTAGATAATAATATAATTTGACATTTTTTTTAAGTTTGACAGCACCAGAATTGAAGCACTGTTGATTCGCGTATTCATGTTGGAAGTTTTCTCACGCTCACACGGAAGCTCGGCTTTATGGGAAGAAGTCAAAAAAGAGGCAGCGCCAAGGTCGCGGAGCAATCCGCGACCGTAACGCCCACCACCAAAACGAACCGGCAACAAAAGTCTGCCGAATCGCAGATTATCGCGTATCGCAAACAAAAATATACTTTCAGCTCAACATTCGGCGCATTTCATATCATCAATCAGCGCCTCCCCAATCCAGATCGTGTTCTCCAAAAACGCGGACAATCCCTGCTCATCTATCGCGAACTCCTTTCTGATGCGCATCTGACGGCGGCCCTCGAAAGCCGCGAGTCGGCGACTTTATCTTATGACTGGCGAATTGAACGGGGGGATTGTCCGTCAAGACTTCATAAAACCATCGAGAAATGGTTTTTCAGCATCATGGAGCGCAAGATGTGCATCGAGGATCTTTCCCGCGATGAACTGACCGCGAACCTGCTGGATGTTATCTATTGGGGCCACCAGCCCGCCGAACTGACCTGGGATTACATGTATGGCATGTGGCTGCCGGTCCAGATCACGCCGAAACCGCCGGAATGGTTCGGCTGGTTTATTAACGACAAAGGCATCCCCGAGATACGCTTCCTGTCACAGGAGCATCCCGTGGATGGCGAAGTACCTCCGGATCCCTGGACACTGATCTGCCCACGCATCAAACCGACATACGACAATCCGTATGGTCGCGGTGTTGCGTCCCGCTGTTTCTGGCCGATTGTATTCAAACGCGCTGGAATGGAATTTTGGCTGAATTTCATGGAACGGTTCGGAACGCCTTGGGTCATGGGTAAAATCGAAGGCGCTGCCGACGATGCTGTCCTGACCGCATTTGCCGATGACTTGAAAGTTCTGGTTCAGGATGCCGTCATTGCCGTAGCCGGCAACCGCACGGTTGAGATTCTGGAATCCAAAAACCAAAAAGGCAGTAACGATGGGTTCAAGACGTTGTGCGATTTCATGGATTCGCAAATGTCCAAAACCATTCTCGGACACACCCTTTCCACGGACTCTGGCGAAAGAGCATCTTACGCGGCCACCAAAGGCGCCCTGACCGTTCGTAATGACATCCAGAAACGCGACATCACGATGGTCCGGTCGATATGGGCGGATGTCGTCAACCTAATCATGATGCGCAACGGCTACATCGATGTTCCTCGCCCGCGCGTGGTTCCGTACCATGCCGACGAAGTGGAAGCCGAACGTGCAACACGCGACGAAGCCCTGTCCCGCACCGGTGTCAAATTCAACAAATCTTACTTTATCCGCACCTATCACCTTGAAGAAGACGACATCGACGAAATTGCCGATCCATCCAAACTGCAGGCGACCGGTACTGAAAACAAAATCAACGAAAAAGACAAACCCCTTCTTGACGTCAAGAAGGAATCCCAAAAAGGAGGCGCAGAATAATGGCTGGTGCCTGGCTCGAAGTATTCAGTTCTGGAACGCATACGTCCGGTAATGGCGTGACCAAAACCTATACCGATGACGATCTCGTGAATCTCGCGAAAACCTACAACGAACAGAAGGATCATGAAGCGCCTCTTGTTTTAGGCCATCCGGCCACAGACGACCCGGCTTACGGATGGACCAAAAAACTTAAAGCAGCCGGGAGTAAATTACTCGCCTACGTTGATCAGGTTGAGGATGCCATCGTCTCTGCCGTCAACAAAGGTTCGTACAAGAAAGTCAGTATTGCCATTTATCCCAACGGACTTCTTCGTCACATCGGGCTTCTCGGCGCCGTCCCGCCTGCCGTCAAGGGACTGGCGTCGGTGAAGTTCGCCGAAGGGCTTGAGTTCGATGAATTCACGGAAACGATGGACGGAGCGCGCCCGACAATAGCCGCAAAGGTATTCGCTGAGATCCGCGATTTTATGGTCGAGAAATTCGGCCTCGTCATTCCCCCTGCTCCTTTACCAGGGGACGATTTTTCAGAACTTAAACAACAGGAGGAAAAAGACATGAAGGAAGTTGATGATTTGAAGGCCCAGGTAA